CGGTTGTAGACCACGGCATAGCCGCGAATCACCGAGCGGCCGTCAGCCCGGCTCTCGACCACCAGGGCGTCATCATCACTGCCGAACTCCCAGTCACGACGCTCGATGTCCATGGTCAACCCTCCGTGTTTGATTGTTCCGGCGGCGCGTCGGGCGTATCGTCGCCCGTGCCGTCCTCTTGCTCGGCAACATCCTCAGCCGCATCGCCAGTCGTGTCCTCAACCTCGCCAGGCGAATCGTCGCCTTCCGGCATCGGGCCCATATTTTCCTTCATCCGCACCTCTTCGGGCGTCATCCACTGATTGCGGATGGCGACCTCGTAGGCCGCGTATCGCGTCGTGATGTCGCCACGCAGCAGCCCTTCCACAAGGAACTCCGCGTACAACTCGCCGTCCTCTGGCAGCACATCACGCTCAATGGCACCCTCAATACGCCGCAGCCACGGGGCAATGGTGAACTTCTCAAAGCTAACCATCTCGCTCTGCAGGTTGCCCCATGTCGCCCGGCCTAACTCCTGAATCATGTGGGGCGGCATTCGCCAGACGCGGCAGATGGCCAGCAGCGACTGCATCCACAGTTCAGCCAGCTGGCTCTCTTGGTTGGTGGCTGAAACGCTGTCGGCCTTCAAACCGTTGCTGAGAATCGCCGTACGGCCAGCCTTGGCAGGGCCACGATGGGCGGCCTCCCACTGGTCGCGCAGTTGCTCGCGGACCTCGCGGGGCAACACCTGGTCGGTGTGCAGGATGATGCCCGGCTGGGCGTTGTTCTTGTAGAACGTCGCGGCGTACTGCTCGAGAGCACGAGCCAATCCGATGGCGTCACGGCCAAGTTCGACCGGCACCTCGCCGTGGATGCCGTCAAACGACAACCATCGGACGTGCATGATCTGGTCATCGCGGTACGCCGCAGGCTTGCCAGTACGCGGGTCCGTGTAGAGGTACGAAAGGCTCTTGTCATCCTCCTGCACCACCTTCATGCCAGACGGGTGCAGGGCGTAAATCTGGTCAACGCTGCCGCGATTGCCAGCCACCTTCAACTGGTACGAATTGCCGTAGAACCCGAGGTGCAGACACATCTGCTCCACCCATTCGTAGCGGGTCTGCCACGAATTGGGCCGACGGGCCAGCACGTTGTAGAGCGGCAGATCCTTGGCCCGTTCGCTGTTGTGGTCATCCAGCCGGCGGTACAGATGCAGCGGCAGGCTAGCGACCGTCTCGGCCACCACGCGGGCGCACGCAAAGTACGCCGCCGTCTTCATCGCCGTCTCGGGCGTTACCCGCACGCCGCTGTCGGCCGCCATGGCCACCAAGTCATCCCAGCGGCTCGTGCGCGACTCAAGCCACTTGATTTCAGGCACAGCCGATTCGGCAATCATGCGTCACCAGAAAGAGATTTCGGGCATCTCGGCCGGCTTCATCGACTCGCCCATATGCACGCCGACCGCCATCACCATGGCCACCACGCCGTCCACTCGCTCGGTGCTCTTGGCCTTCGACACCTTCACGTTGCCAGCCGGGTCCGTCTGTACGGCGGCGTTGCCTAACTGCCAGCCTAGCAACGGATTCCCGCCAAATCGCACCTTTCCATCCACAAACAACGCCTCAACCTTGCGGGTAGGCGCTGTCATGGACGCAAAGCCCTGGCCGAATAGCGTCACCGGCAGGCCCTCATCCGCGAGCTCGGTGGCAAGCTGAGTGGCGTTCCATCTGTCCACGGCCAACCGCCGCACGCGATGCTTCTGGCAGAACTCCAGAATGTCGGCTCGCACCTTCTTGTAGTCGGTGCTCTTGCCCTCCGTGTACGTCACCCAGCCTTCCCGCTGCCACTGCGAATACTGCACGCGGTCGTTTCGCTCACGCTCTGCGGCATTGTGCTCGGGTATCCACGCCATGACATACACGTCGTACCCGCCGGCATCATTGGGGGCGACAGCCGCAAAGCACGTCGTGTCGTAGTTGCTCGCCAGGTCAAGCCCGCACCACACTTCCCGGCCCTCCAATGACTCAGACAGCGGGCCGCTACACGCCGCAATCTGGTCTGGACGCAGCCACCTTACGTCGCTGGTCGTGGGGATATTGAGCCGATACCGCAGGAACGAATTGAGCTTCGTGGCAGAGTTCTCGGCTTCCCGGCAGTCAGCCGCGAAAGACTCCTCGCTGATGGTTTCGCCGAGCGACGGGTTCGCCTTGCGCCACACCTTCGGGCTCTTCCAGTCATCCTCCCGGCTCGCGGCGTAGATGCACCCGAAGAAACTTGGGTCGAAGGCCGTGTCGGCGATGCACCGCTCCGCGTAGTCGTGCTGCTCGTACCACAGGTGCGTTTTGTTCGCCTCCCCGGCCGTCGTGATGGACAGCACCAGCGGCTGACGCCGGGCCGCACCGCCATACCGCAAGGCGTCCCAAAGCCGCCGGTCGCCACGCTGGGCGTGCAACTCGTCGAAGAGCAGGCACGAGATATTCAAGCCCTCGGCACGGAACGCGTCGGCACTCAGCACACGATAGAACGAGTTGCTGCCGCGATGCACGATGGTCTTCCGGCTGTCCAGTACCTCGAGCACCTTGGACAGAGCCGGCGACGAGCGGACCATCGACGCCGCCTCGCGGTAGATGATGCCTGCCTGCTCGCGATCGCTGGCCGCACCGTAGACCTCGGACCCGGCTTCCCCGTCTGCCACCAGCATGTAGAGGGCGATGCCGGCGAGGAGCGTGGACTTCCCGTTCTTCTTCGGGATCTCGATGTAACCCTGGCGGTACTGCCGCAGCCCATCCGAGCGACACCGGCCGAAGATTTCACCCAGCACGTACTTCTGCCACGGCAAGAGCAGAAACGGCTGGCCGGCCGTCTGCCCCTTGCTGTGCTTCAGCACCTTCTCGAAAAACCCATAGACGCGGTCGGCCTTCGCCTGGTCGATGCCTGGCCGGCTAACCGTGTGCGGAGAAGAACTCTTCGAGCTCGTCTTTTTTGACTTCGACTTGCGTGGCAAGTTTCGTCCTTGAACTTGGCGTCAGCCCGAACTCACTCAACAGACTAGCCTTCATGGCAACCAGCGAGCGGTACATCGGGCCAGCCGGGTTCGGCTTGACGCCACCCAAGTCGGTGTGCATCACCGCACCACCCGCCCGCAACTGAAGCAGGCACGACTGCTCGGCCGAATGCACCTCGCACAGCGTGGCCAACGCCTCGCCGTCACCCGTGGTCAGCACACCCATCCGCGTCAGGATGCCGGCGAGCTCGTGCCACTTCTCGACCGCGACTTCGTCCACCTTCAACCGCTCAGGCATGGGCGGAACGCCGACCGGAGCCGACGGCTCGCGTTTCACTGGCCCGCGTTGCGTTCCTTCCAGGATGTGAAGGGCTGTCGGCTTCGGCCTACGTCCAGCTTTTGCCACGATGGCGACTCCGTTAACGAGGGGCGATTGTTAGGAAACCCGGGCAATAGCACGTTGCGTGCCGTTCAAAAACACGAAAATCGAATTAAAAACCATCAAAAACCCCGGAGATTTCTGCAATATTCGCGCTCGCGACCCCGCACGCGGTTTATCATGAACGGCCAAAAGTTTTAACATTTGGCCGATTGTTGCATTTTGCAACAGTGCGTTTTTGCCTTGTTTTACAGGGCTTTTTGCTCGCGACATGCGTTTCGCCCTTGTTTTATAGGGCTTTTTGCTTGCTGGCATTGGCGGCCCGCCAGCCTTCCTTCTTGCTGTGGCACGACGCACATAACGTTTGAAGGTTCGTCACCTCATCGCTGCCGCCCTTGCTCTTGGGCACGATGTGGTCCACATGCGCACGCTTGCCATGCACTAGGTGGCCGCACACCTGGCACTGGTAGCCATCCCTCAGTAGCACCTCTCGCCGGGCTGCCTTCCACCCTGGCGAGCAGTAGCCTCGAGCAGATGCCGACGGTCGATTCGTGTCCGGTGCCCGTGGCCGCTTACGCTGCCCAACCCACGGCGGTTTAAACGTCGGCAGCCTATCGGGCATATCAGCCCTTGAACATCACCATACCGACGGTGCCCGTGCTGTTCGTGGTGGCCGACACGAACTTGATGAAGTGGGCCCCAAACGTCTCGTCGGGCATAGCGTACGCCCGCCCGTCCGCAGTGGACGCAGACAGCGTGACCTTCACGACAGCCCCGTCCTTGTCGTACAGCTGGTAGAAGGGGCCGTTCGTCGAGTCCGACACCCACAGGTTGATTTGCGTGGCGTTGGTGCTGATGGTGCCCATCTCAACGATGCCGCCAGCCATGTCGAACATGGGAATGGTGACGCACGACGCGGTCGCCGTGAACATCGTGAACGGGTAGGTCTTGCTCTTGCGGCGGATCTTGGATTCGCTCATGGCATCTCTCCTGCGTGGCTCGGCGTTGCGCCGATGCGTGGCCTGCCTTTAGATTACGGCGTCAATTCGTGCGGCTGGCAGGTTTCGCC